GCTTCTCGATCTTGGGATGCTTGCGGAAGAAACCCTGAAGAGACTCGGAGAACTCCATAACCTCTGAGAGAGTTGGAGTGTAGACACCAGCCTTGATGCCGTGCCTTGCTTTTGCGAGAGGTGTGGCCTCAGCAAGCATCTTGGAAGTCACAGGATTGACCTCAGAGAACGGGATCTCGTAAAGACGAGAGATGTCTTTGATAAGAGACTTGAGTTGTAGCGTGTTCCAGTTTGAGATTGGAACCACAACATCATCACCCCAAGCATCGATCAACTTGTCTTTGAGAACCATTGGGTCAGATACATCATAGTCAATGTCCGGATAGTCCTTAGCATCTGAGCGAAGGAAACGAGAGAACAGAAGACCATACTTGATCGGATCAACCTGTGTGATGCCGAGAGCATAAGCAACAAGAGAACCTGCTGCCGAACCACGACCGGGACCTGCGAGCTGAACCTCTGCTGTCTTGTCTACGATTGCTTTCATCGTCAAGAAGTACTTAGCGAAACCACGAGAGTTGATAACATCAAGTTCTTCGTTTAGTCGCTTGTTGTATTGTTCAAATACAACTTTACTTTCAATTTGTCTGCTCTCGAAGAGTTTTACAAGACCTTCGAAAGAAAGTTGGCCCAAGTAAGTTGTAGCATCTGTCCCAGCAGGAACGACAAAATTAGGCAACCTAACAGTGTTGTCAGGGGTGAACGATTCAATCCTGTCGAAAGCGATAGTGTGAGTTTCTGTAATTGAGTTAAGGATGATTTCATCGTCGTAGGTTACTCCACATTCTTCTGAATACTTTTTGTAGGACCTCCACATTTGGTTGCCGTTCTTTGGATACAACTCGTATCCGATCTCTTCTGTTGAGAGAGGCAACTCCATGTCGGCCCATTCTGGCTTTCTACCAAGCCAACCTAGTCGTTTATATAGTTCTCTCGACTGCCAAGCGTCCGGATTGGGATAGTGACTATCGCAAGTTGAGATCAACTTTAAGCCAGTTTCCTTTGAAATCTGGATGATATGCTGATTTAGCTCATGTTGCTCTGGGATGTTGTTCCATTGCAGTTCGCCATACCAACGGTCGCCAAGAATGTCTTGGAATTGCTTTGTAACCTTGCGCATGCAATCAAGAACTGCTTCTGGTCCTTCGTCTCGGTTCTCCCAATAACAACCAGCATAAACACCACCAAGGCAAGCCGAGGCAGCAATAACACCTTCGCTATGCTTCGACAGCAAATCAAAATCAATGCGAGGATATCGATAGAAGTTGTCTCCGGCATAACTTTGCGAGATCATCTTGAATATGTTGTTGAGGCCGGTCTGGTTCTGAGCAAGAAGAACCAAGTGGCGACGACGATTGATGTCGTGCTTTGTAATGCTCTTAGATGCACCTTCGTTCTCAATAGTTGTTCCGGAGCGCTCATTGTCGATCTGCTTTGCGAGCTTCTTATCTTTTTTGTATTCCTCGAGTTGAACCTTCCAGTCCTCGACCGATGGAATAAAGTATGCCTCCACTCCAAAGATTGGCTTGAAGCTCTTGCCTTCGGCTTTCATCTTCTTAGCGTGCATAATCTGATAAGCCAAGCCGTTCATGTTGCCATGATCGGTCAGAGCTAGAGCCTCCGCTCCATTGCTGTAAGCAAAGTTCATGTGGTCTTCTGGGTAACCAAAGCCGTCAAATGGTGAGCCCACACCGCAGTGAGCGTGCAATCCTACAAATGGTATTCGTTCCATGTTAATCCTCCGTGTTTGTGTTTATAATATAACATTGTGCTTATGCTTTGTCAACTTCTTTTATACTTTTTTCAAAAACATTTTTACCTTTTTCGGATATATCAAACATTATATAACTTCTATTTAATTTAATACATGCGCGGCCGGTTGTTCCAGAACCAGCGAATGGATCAAGTATAAGGTCGCTTTCATTGCTGAACATCTTAATAATTCTTTCTAAAAGAGCAACAGGCTTCTGCGTTGCATAATCGACCTTTTCGGCACCAGATGTATTTTTAATATCAGACCATACATCTCTAACAGGCACTCCTTGCATTTCATCTAAATATCTTTTTATTCGCGGAACGCCTTTTGCGTTGTATTGAAGTCGATCATCATTATGAAGACTCTGCATCTTTTCTTTGTTGACATACCACTGTCTCTTATGTCCATTCCAGACATAAGTCAAGTTTGGGCGAGGGTTGATATGTGGTTGTGAGTTGTGTATCGCTGTTGTTACATATTCTTTCTTTTTTGAAGAACACATTTTTACATTTGATTTCTTTTTATATTCTTCATCATACGGCAAATATTGTGGATTAAATGTTGATTTATTAGATTTTTTATAGCAAACCAAAGTGTCGTGAAATCGATTCATTTTATATTTGTTCTTTGCATTGCCGCCTGTGACCCATGCGACTTCGTTGACAAACTTTTTGGCACCGAAGATTTCATCCAATAACATTCTGACGTGGTGACTAAATGTTGGATCACAATGAACAATCAGGTTTCCTGTTTTTTTCAATACTCTGTAACACTCAATAATTCTAGGCCTTAGAAAGGTTTCTCTAAATTCTGCCATTGTCCCAAAGTCGTCTGTAAAATCAGAAAAATCTCTACCTGTATTATATGGCGGGTCCATATAGATCGTATCTATTGATTCATCTTCAAGCGAAGAAAATGATTTTAAGTTATCGCCTACAATATATTTGTTTTTCATGTTGCTCTCCTGTAAATACAATATAATATAACATGAGCAACTGTGATTGTCAAGCGGTTTATTAAAATTCTTTTATATGTTCTTCGCACATTTGCGTGTAAATCCCAATGGAGCCAAGAGCTTTTTTGCCGCATATGATACAACAATCGTTTGCATTGGCTTCGGTCTCTGCAATCAAAGAATTGATATAGAAATCAGAGCCCGCAAGATAGATGCGCAAGGTTCCAAATTTATTCTTAACCTGCATAATCTTGTAGTCTTCTGGGTTGTATTCTTTCTCTTTCATGTATCGATCAAACTTTACCAGAAAGTCTGCGATGTATTCGAACCATCCGGGACCAATCTCAAATCCCCAAAATGATGAGCAAAACAAATGCTCAAAGTTATTAAAAAGTTCTTCGTATTCTTCTTCTCGGGAATACTTTCTTGGATACCTAGCTGCCACTTTTTACCTCGTATAGTTTAAAATCTGGGACATCTCTCAGTTTGTATGGGCCAATAATGACGTCCGAAAGAAATTTATATCCCAAGACAGCCCATGGATATGATGTTTCATCGTATTTAAAAATGTGGATTACGATGCCAATTTGACAATGGGATATTGGAACATACCTCTGTGCGTACTCACAAAAGTAAGAACCTTCTTCGAGTCGCACCAGAGAACCAATTTCAACCTTGTCGTGATTGATAATCATTTACCATTTTCTCAAGATCTTCTTTGCTAATTTTGACAAGCGCTCTCGATGTTGTTCCATCTTCATTTGTCCACAATTCAAATGTGCAGTCACCAATATCTTCAAGTTCAATATAAAAAGATCCATCGCTTAACTCCTCAAATAAGTGCATGTTTTTGCTGATTGATATTGTTTCTCTTGTGCTCATACTTTCCTCCTAAATAAAGTAAAAATAAATTCTTTTATAACATTGTCTTTTTGTTGTTTTTCCTCGGCTTGATAAAGTTTCCAACCGAATGTTGACTTATGATGGCTGATCTCCGCATTGAGAGATTTAATCTCTTTCTTCAAATGGCCATTCATTTTTTTATAATTCATTGGCTTAATATTTAATTCACTTGCAACTCTAATCAAGATTGACCATTTTGCATTATTATAAGCCCAAGATGCTGCTTTAAACTTTGTATTCATTTTATTAAAGTAATCCATGTCGTCTTGAGACAAACGATCAGGGTGACATTTCTTAACAATATCTTTATAAAGTTTTGCAAAAACAACCTTGGCTTCTTTATCTTCATCAGACATCTGCTCAACGACAACAAGACCAGTCTCATCGGTCTCCGGCATTTGAGGTTTGAGGACCTTCTCTTTAAAGTTTTGAAATTGCTTTGTGTCTGATTTCTCAAGCTCTTGCTTGGAGATTTCGTTCTCTTTCAAGAAGTCAGTATAGTACTGTTCGAACTCAATGTGAATCTCTCTCATTGATTCTTCAATGATCTCGAGTTCTTCGTTCTTGAACTTTAGCTCGCTTAGCAAGCGCTTATATTCTAATTCGTGAATGCCCATATACTATATATATCATATTCAGCCTTGATTGTCAAGTCCTATTTTATTAAATTCTCGATAACCCATTACAATCGGGTTTGGGCGTTTAATTTTTTTGCTTTCCTCGCATGATAGGAATGCGCAGTACTCCTCCCAAGAGCCAACATTGTAGAACCACGCGGGCTCAACAGAATTTTCATCTGAGAGATCAAGATCGATGAAGACATCACCCAAATCAAAATGTCGGGCAGAATATCGCTCGTGAAGAGGTAGTTTCTCTGTATGTCTTCCCATTTCGTTCTTCGGACTTGAGCGGTCATACATTCCAGTGCCTTTTTGCCTAATTATTCGGCGATACTTAACGAATTCTTCCTTTCCGAATGTAAAGGAAGCATAGAGGTTGTCTTCTACCGACAATCCATTTTTTGTTACATAGAAGTTAGTTTTTGCCCTAATCTGGCGACGGTGCTTTCTGAGGTCCGGAGAGTAAAATACCGAGAAAGGAAACGACACATAATACTTGTCGGGCTTGACCCACTTGGAAAGAAAGTCCGAAACCTTGAGGCAGGTCACAGCACCATGAAGAACAGACCAAGCAAGACAATCTCTTTTGTCTCTGTCTTTTGGGTGAACCGGTGTATAAAAAATTGGGATATGCTTTTGGTAGTTCCTCGGCATTTTCGCAAAGTCGTTGTTTACATAGATGGGATCTTGAACTCTTTCTCCGAGCCTGTAGCGGAGCAGGGGAGCCATGTCGTCATTCACGACAATCCAAATTGTATCACAGCCAGCCCAAGCACATTCGTACACAGCATTCTCGATGAGAGTGTAGTTTGGAGAAATAGGAGCAAGACTTTCGTCCCACTCCATTCCAAAATCAACCTTATGTCCTGCGACTGGAATTATTCCTGCGAGGTGGAAGTTTTTGTCGTCGAGAAAAGGTTTGTCGTTAAGTTCGTCAGGTGATTTCCCTTTTGCTTCATTTTGCATAATTCCTCTAATGTGTGTAAAGATTTTATTTCACTTTTGATCTCTCGCCAAGCATGCTCTATCTTGACAGGATAGAATCTTTGTTTGCCATGTCTGGTGTAGCCATTGGGTCCACCTTTGATGTTGTGTTGCTTGAATAACTTATAGCAAGCATACTCAATGGCGACTTCGCTGTAATCCCAAGAGTTTAGTTTGGTTTCCTTGATTTTGGAAATCGCAACAAAGTCTTTCAGGCCGTCTCTAACTTTGGGTCGCCTTGAATCGTAAAAGACCAACTTTTGGGGAGAGTCATCTTCTCCTCTCATCACATCAGGAAAATCCTTTGAACCAACCTTGACATCAAACCAATCGTAAAGATAAACATTTCCAGTTTCTCCAACATCAGGTTCAGTAACCTCTTGATATTTAACAATAAAACGAGAACTTTGTTTTGAAACAATTGTGATTGTTTTTGTTTCGGTATCGTGTCGGAAGTTTGAAATGAGATCTGGTGCGATCATGTAACCGCCCATGCCAAGAGCAAAAGCTAAGCGATCCCACACTTGTCCATAGGTTGGTTTGTATTCAAAGTGAAGAAAGTCAAAGTCGTGTGTACTGCTTATAAACTCAACATCGCTTGGCTTTGACGGTTCATGAATAATAACGGGCAGTTCATTCTTGTAAGCGTAAAGAAGAGTCTTGATTGTTCGCCCGAGGACAATCTTTGGTAAATTGAGTTCTATGATTCCTCCAATTGCAGCATTTTGTTTATCTCTCCGACCATCCACTCAACGTTAGCTGGGTCATCGATATCAACATCGCCATCTTCGCCTGTTCCCTGAACGGGAGCATCTGCGAAGTTTAATTCATCCATAAAGTAAGCAAGATCGTCCATGCTGAGATCATCAAGCGACTGAATTGTGCTTGGTCTTTCTTCTTGTTCTTCTGGTTCCATGTCGGCTGGCTGGACTCTTGCCAGTTTATGAGCATAAATGTAATTTCTGTAAATCATTGATTGAAATATTTCTTTATCGCCCTCGTTCATTCCATCGTAGGCACCTTGAATTGGATTTGGAAGCTCTCCACCGACGGCCTCAAGATATCGGTCCAAGATTCTCAAAACATCGTCTTCGTCTTCGGTCGTTCTGTCTTTAACTCCGGTGTCTTTGAAGATGTTGGCTTGGGCGCCACCAAATGTAAGGTTTCTAAAACCTGTGCTCTGAGCATAGCCTGAGTATTGTGCTGTTCCATATCGTTTTGGGATTGGAAGGGCTCCGTCCATGCCTTCAAGTCGGTTTTCGAAGCCTTGACGGTACATGGCCATGTCTTTTCTTAACATTTTGACTCTTTTGCGTAGAATGTTTCTTTCAAGCTTTAATTTGTCAATTTGTCCTCGTAAGATTCTCTTTTCCATATCGTCAGTGGCTGTTTTTAATTGGCCTAAGAGAGCTTGGATGTCATCTTGAAGTTCGTTGGCGGCTTCTTCTGCAACTTCGACATTGCCACGAAGAAGTTCTGGATTAAAATAATGAAGTGAACCAAATTGGTACTCATCTTTCATGAACTCACTTACGGGAATGTACTCTGTTGTCGCGCGATTAAGTTTTCTTTTAAATTGTTTCTCACCTCGAGGAATCACAACTTCATAATTGCTTTTCTTTGGAGAGAAAACAGAATTGGCAACAGGGCCGAGTTTCTCTATTGCTGCTTCGTGAGTATCTTTGAGTTCCATGTCGGCCATAGATCCCCAGATCTCACCAAGGGCTTGGTTATATTTTGAGATGCTTCTCTTTGCGAGTCCACCCTTGCGAGTTGGCTTGAATTGCTTGCGGAGTGGCTGAAGAAGGCCTGTAAGGCCTAGTTTCTTCATTGTTTTGTCTTTCACAGAGCCAACGGGGAACGGATGCTTTGGGTCTTTTGCACCTTTGAGAGGCTTGACAATAAGAGACTGAACAAAGTCTCGTTGCTCATCGCTATAGATTGGATCTTCTTCATAGCCTGTTTGCTTTACAAGGTCTTGGACATATTGCAAACGACCTTCGTATGATTCATCCGGAGACTCATTTGAAATGTTAATAAATAAATCAATATACTTGTCAATCTTTCTCGAGATGTCATCAATCTTCTGGCTTACCATTTCTCTGTCTGCGTCCATAGCATCAAAGAGCATCTCGGCGTCTTGACGGAAAAGGTTTATTTCTTCCTGAGTTGGAGATTTGATTACCTTTGATTCACTAGCTTGGATTTGAGCGTCAGGTTGTGCCGCCAGTCTAATCCTATCATCAATAGGAGTCTGCGAGATTGAGTTCTTTCCTTGATACACAAAAAGGATCTCAGAGATCTTCTCGGCAAAAGAAGTTCTGAGATCCTCGTATCGATAAATGTAGTCGTAAGCAAGATCGGAATCTTGCGACTCTTTTAAAAACTTACGCCAATTTTCAATCAATAGCTTCATTTCTTGGGAACCTTTTGTAAAAACTTTTGAGGCACATTTTTTTGAAGTCGACCATCGCACAAAATATCAAATAAAGGCTCATCGATAACTTCCCAATCCTCATAAGTCATGGACATACCATAATTAGGTCCAGATATAATGACTGCCATTTTTTCAATAGTATCGGCACTGAAGATTGTGGATCCACCGTACTCAACATATAAGGCTAATTCTCCAATTTCAAACTTAGGTTCTAATTTATGATATGACATTTTGTCTATATGCTCCCACAGCCTCCGGCCAAAGCGTTGTCGCAATTTCCAAACAGGCTTCTGCGACTCGTTGAATCTCCCATTGAGCGCCGGCGTGACTGCGGAGGCCAATAAACTTAAGGAGATTATTAAGATTGACCGTGCCGTAGTATTCGGTGTAAAGATTTTGCGGTAAAACCATTCTCGCTTGCTCACGACACACTCCTCGACTCATCAATGTATTAAATAGTTCTAGAGAACTCATGACATGTGCTTTAACAGCCATATTTGCTCTCCGTCCCTCACCAAAGTCTGCGAGATCAGGAACGATGACAGGATTTATTTCATCCAGATTCGATGCTTGCCTGTTCGTTTCGTGCTGCGTTCGAAATGACGCCGGTGTGTAAAACTGAAGGTCCTTATCTGTGTATCTGCGTGATATTTCGTTATAGGACCATGTTCGATGACGCATATGCTGAGATCGCACAAACATTGGAACGACAAAGCGAAAAGTAACGACGTTGTGCTCGAAGGTCGATGTGTGACGGTGCTTAACCAAGTATTTGATAAGTTTCTTGTCTCGATTGTCAAGTTTATCTTTGGTTACCCCGAAAGAAACTCGGGCAGAGTTTACGATCGTGAGGTCATCCCCCATGTGATCGATTAAATCAACTCGCCCGATATTATCGTTGTATAAATAGATTGAATTCACTTAGACCTCCGAACAAATTTAATTTTTTTATTTGGATGTTCGGATGCCTTTTGCATTGCTTCAATAACAGAATCTGGTGCTTCAATTTCAACCACCTCTTCTGTCAAAACTTCTTTGTCGGTCTCGGGAGATTCCAAGAGCATTGTCTCGTGATTCTCTTTGAGGACCTCGTTTACCATTTGTTTTAAGGTTTCTTTTGTTAATTTCATTTATATAATCTCCTAAAGTTTTTTAACTAAATAATCGTACACATTTGGATGCTTGTTTTTAAATTTTTGAATTATCTCAGGCATCTCGCTTTTCATTAGAGCCTCAGCGGGTGTTCTTGTTTGGCGGAGTGTTTTGTTATCCTTTTCGAATTCATCTCTGTAAAACAAATAACCCAGTTCATCTACCAAATCCTGATAGATCGGATTCCAAAGCGCCTTGTTATTTGAGTCAACTTTTTTAAGCAACAGATTGTTAATATGCGATAATTTCCAATAGGCGGCTGGTATAAAATTGTTTTTGCGATACTTTACAGAGTCGTCATAATAAAGCTCATAGAACCAATTCAATATGGGGTCAATCTCTATAAGAGGTTCGGAAAACGTACGCTCTGGTTTTTCTGGATCAATCTCCGGAGAATAGCCCAATTCGTATGCCATTTTTGGATCCACAGTTGCAAGGCTTTTCATTTTTTCGTATCCGGAGCTTCCAACGGCCGGCCGAAACGGGGTGTCTGTGTTAACAGCGTACTGCTTAACTGCCTCGCGAACCATCCGCTCAATAAGTTTTTTTGTTACTTTCACTTATTGTATCTCTTTTACAGCATTAATAACCTTGGCATAGGCCTCTGGGTGCTTTCTCTTGAATGCTTTAACAATCTTTGGCGATTTAACAAAGATTGCTTTCTGCATCGACGGAATAACTCCATCATCATAGCCTTCGTAAGTTAAGTTAATCAGCTTGTGATAAAGATTATCAGCAAAGGTATAAAACAATCTAGAGTCTTCGTCATTTCCGGTTCTCAGCAATTCTTTCATCTTTTCAGACAATTCTTTAAGAGCCATCATAAAGTTCATCTGTAGATCAAATTCATCTGGTTCGCTGTCTAGACTCTCGCTGCGGCTGATGATGAAGCGCATGATAGGGTCACCGGTTGAACCAAAGATTCTTTCATCACCTGTGATCTCCGGAGTATAACCTAATTCTTTTGCTGTCTTTGGGTCTGTTTTAGCAAGGTCCTTAAGCTTAGCATACTGCGGATCATTGGGACTTACTGTAAAGAATTGATCTGGATCGACAGCATACTGTTTGACGGCTTCTCTTACCATTCGTTCGATAAGTTTTTTTGTTAATTTCATGTTATTCTCCCAAAAACATAATTTTCTAACACTAAATAGTAAGTTTCACCCTCAATTTTGATTTCTTGAAGCATTCTTCTTTCAGTTACAATACGATCAACGACCTCGCCATAGAACTTGGAGTCCTTGGCGATGGCCACCACCTCGCACACTACATGGAGTGATTGAGGTGGTTTGAAGTCGTCGGGCATTAATAGCTGAACTCTGTCGTGGTTTTGAGAGACTGGCTCTTCAATTGGATTAACCAATAGATGACGGTTTTCTGGTATTAATGACATTTATCCTCCTATACTTCGCAAGTGTCATTTGAACAAAACTTGGTTCCCGTTCCGCCTTCATTTGTTTCAATTCGTTGGATTGGGGTGACATTTTTTATCATGTCCTCGTATTGTTCTTTGGTGATTGGCTCATATGGAGCCTGCTCGTATCCGGTTTCTTCATAGCGAAGAAAAGATACGGCCTTGAGACGAGTCTCGTACATCTCCAATGCATCTTTGATTTGATGTGCTTCTTCGGGCTTGAATGTAACGGTGATTGATACTGAATTATCGGCCCAATAGTGCTGATATTGAGCGGCAATCTCCAACTGCTCCCACATGCTTACGTCACGCTTTCCTTTCACAAAGTGTGGCTCTTTTACCGGAAATTCAACACAAAGAGTGTTTGGAGAGTACTTGTCCTCCTCAATGCGATAACCTGCCTCACGAAGCGGCTGGATAAGCTGAGAGTCCTTCGCAAAGCGAATGCGACGGATGTAGTACTCGTCTTCTGGGAAGTGGATGCCCGGAGTTGATCCATTAAGCAGCGACACGGTGCCCGATGGCTTGATTGAAGTTGTTCGAACCGATCTTGGAATACAAAGCCAGTCTGAATATTCTTCGTCAAGCTCTTTAACAAATTCATAAGCATTGTCGCACCACTTGTATAACTCACGACGTCCAAACTTATTGAAAGCTTGGACCACGCCGGTTTGGGACAAACCGATTCGGCGGTTTTTAAGCATAAGAGCGTTGGTCTCCGGCCAATGGGTATTTGCAAGCGTTACGGTCTTTCCATAAAGATATGCAATTTTTAGGGTTCTCAGATAATCCTCGTATGTATCATGCTTAGCGGGATAAGTTTCCACAAGGCAGCAAAGCTCGCCATCTTCCAATTGCTGCTCAACGCATGGATTGAAGCCCATAACCTTAAGATCATCGTCACGATATCCGTCCTTCATTCGTCCACGAGTTCTTGCATTCTCAAGCCAAATGTAGCCGGGCTCTCCATTCTTTTGTGATTGCTCAGCGTGCCAAGTGTAATCCATTCCAACCTTCGCTTCAAAAGAATTGTTCGATCCCCAGCGATGAGAGTATAGCTTCTCTTGATCGTTCTTCATTGTAAGATATTGCATGTCATCGTGCTGACCCAAAGCAAGAGCAGCAGAACGACGTACATTGCCTGCAACAACACAACGACCAATAAGGTTTTCAGTGTCAACAATTGAAACCGAATCAATTTCTTTGCCGATAAGCGACGTGTAAAGTTCTTTAAGCGAATCATGTAGTTCCTTTAGCGGGCCATATCCCGAAGCTGTTCCTCCGAAGCCTTTGATTTCCTCTCCAGCGCCTCGAATAACCGAGTAGTCAAAGATGGGAATTTTTTTGCCGAAGAAAAATCCGTCGAGAAGGATTTGGACCGACTTGACCCATCCTTCGCGAGAATCGGAAATAGTATATAGTTCTTCTGTGTATTGTGGTTCTCGGATAGTGCATGTACCTGCACCGAGAGTATCAAAACCAACTCCAATACCAACCATGAGAGCATCCATCATCCAAGCGAAGATGTAACCACCCTTTGTTGAGATCTCACGAGTTGAGCGGAAAGCGCAGTTGAAAAGACCGGCACCTGTTCGTTCGTAAATGAACTTGGTTCCCATCATCCAAAGACCACGGCCCGGTGGTGTCCACTTGAGAGTGAAGAGACGCTCGTAGGCTTCTTTGGCAGTTCTCTGGGCTTTTTGATCATTCCATTCCAAACCAAGGGCGTGGACGTGACGTTTCTGAATATCAAACATACCTTCGATGACACGACGACAGGTTTGATACCATTCTTCTGTTCCTTCCGCTCCTTCTGTGAATTCGGAGAGGCGGCGAGCATAGGTTCGTTTGAATGTGATATATCCAACCGGTCCCCATGGAACTTCTCTATCTTTGTATTGACTGATGAAATTGTCCGAAAGCTTGAACTTGCGAACATTCACCTCGCTTATCTTAAACATTTAGTACTCCTATTACTTGTTTAACAAATGTGAATATTTATTTTTAATGTGTTCTTTGGCATTAGCGACAGGGTTGGCACGCTGTTGTTCCAACTCGTCTTGATCTTCAAGGATCTTTATGCAGACATTCGCTGTATCCATAAAAATGGGTAAAACCAGACCATCGGGACCATTACGGTTCTTCGCAAGGAAGATGCGACCCATGTTGGCTTTCTTGTCTTCAATTGTTCTTGATACAGTGAAAATAAAATCTGCGACAAAGCATTTGTTGAATGCCTCCGAGATTGCTTCCATCGTGATGACTTCAGCATTTAGCCCAGACCTATTGGTTTGTGAAGCGGTCCAGATTGGACATTCCATGGATTGGGCAATCCCACGGAGTTCTTCGTAAAGTGATTCTAACTCGTGTCGCTTCTCGGAACGACTCTTGACTGGTCTCAATAAGTCAGCATAGTCCACGATAACCATATCGGGATGAATACCTCTCTTTTTAAGTTTCTCGAGGTGATTTTTGATTGATTGAGTTGTTGCTGACTTAGTGGGATATTCTTTAACTATGAGCGAGCCTTCAACATCAGAGATTTGGTCAAATATCTCCTCTTTGTTGTGCATCAGATCGTTAAGCGGAATGCCAGTCATACAAGAGTCATAACGAGAACCGACAACGGTGTCTGATAATTCTAATGTGTAGTGAACGACAGTTTTGCCTTCTTTGAGAGCTTGGGTTCCTAAATGGACAAGGACCATTGATTTACCAGCGCCAGTAGGAGCGATAACCACACCAAGTTCGCTACGCCCAAGGCCACCTTTACACAGCCCATCCATTCGTTCCCATCCTGTTGAGATTGGGTTTCTTGCTTTGATCTCGAACCTACGTTCAAAATCAGCCAGCCAGTCATGGCCGAAGTTGTTATCAGAACCAAGTTTAAGAGCATCATTAATTACCTTTGAAATTTCGTCAAATGACGATGATTTTAGAAGACCAACTGACTTCATCATCGCTTGCTTTAGAACTTGCTTGCGACAGAAATCCATTGCTGTATCTTTAACAAATTGAGCGCCTTCGACCTTTCCGGAGAGGACTCGTGTGTAGTAATCTCGCACTTGCTTTTGAACGGCATCATCGTATTCTGTGATGCCAGATTTGAAGATTGTTGCGAGGATTTCATAAGTAGGATGAACTCCATATTTGTGACGATAATCTAAGATTGTCTGTACGAAAACTTGAAGATATTTAACCTCAAGAAATTGAATGTCGAGGACCTCTGTGATTTGATCGCAGAAGGGGCGATCCTCAAGCATAAGCTGGCATAGTTTTTCTTGAAAACTCTTACCGAACTTTGAAAAGTTGTCTGTTTGTGTTTGCATAATTGCTCCGATGTATATAAATATTATAACATATTATAAAAGGAATGTCAAGTTATTTTTTTCTTTTTTGTAGTCTCAAAAAAAGAAAACGCCCATTTGACCGAGGCGTTTTTGTATTTTCGCTAAGATGTCGTATATTACTAACTCTTAGAACTATTAGATTTTCTGATAGTTATTATTTCATGAATAGCTGAACCATAACTATTGTAAATGCAAGGATTGTACAGATTACCGTTTTTAGAGTAAATGGAGATTCTCCAAGGTAATACCATGTCATTAAAGGAAATGTCAGATATGATAGAGAAAAACCTATAAATCTTGACGTCCATAGCTCTGGTGTCCATTCCATTATATATCTTGCGCCATAAAGCCACGCAAGTCCAGTAGGAATTGAGATCAACAAGCAGAGCAATATCGAACGCTCTTTCCACCATGGCGATACGAACTGGAGGTTTGCTCCATACCACGAAAGAACGTGGCCAACTAAAAAGAAAGCAATTGCAATAAATAAATTACTGTTCACTGAACGCCTCTCTTACAGGCGATCTGTTGAAGAGGTCGACAGTTTCTGTCTTTGTAAATGGCAATTCTTGATATGCTTTAATTTGCAGATACCGTGGTGTAGGATCTTCGCATACCCATTGATAATGATAATCCCACTCGTCACCTTCACCAAAAGTAATAATTGGCTCGACGCAAGAGATAAGAATAGAAATTAAATAAGATTGCATGTGTATGTCCTCTGGTGTATAATTATGTTGCAATTCTTCGAAACGCCGCATAAAGTTCGTCAAATCTATAAGCCACAAATCCATCTGAAATTGTCATCTTTTTTATGTCCGTTATGTTGACCTTTGGCTGGAATTCTGTTACATTAAACATTATCTGCTTTAAGGTTAGAGGCGATATAATTGGATTATATAGTTGCATGATACCATAATTAGATTGAATTACAGAAGAATTGTCGATAATCTTTTTATGACAAGAGAGAGCCTTTGGTACTTGTCGACAGTGTTCAACAAGAGACTGACAACTTTGACTTTCTGACTCAGCCATAAAAGGAAAACGTTTTTTAATTGTCCCAAGCCCAACACGAGGAACGCCTTTAATGTTGTCCGATGCATCCCCTGCGATTGCTCGAGCAAGGGCAAAATTATTGGGATGAATACCATATTCAGAAACAACACTATCTTCGGTAACAATCGTGTCTTGAATTGGGCGGTAAAGAGTGGTCTCCTCGTCGCAGAGTTGGAGGAAGTCTTTATCAGACGAAACAACGAGTTTACTACGTCCTCTGTAATGATTTGATCTTGCGAGAACAGCGACCACATCATCTGCTTCAATTCCGTCAACCATGATTTGTATAACTGGCATTTCATTAAGATACTCAACTAACCTATAAAATTGATATGCTTTATTTTGTTCTTGTTCCTCGGGGGATAGTTCGTACATTCTTCGGTTAAAGCGGACCGGAGAGCGCCCTTCTTTGTAGTTTTTGTTTTGGGCTTTGCGCCGCTGGCTTCCGCCTTGTCCGTCCCAACAGACTACAATTTCATCTGGTTGGAACATCCGGACAACCTTCTGGAGAGATTTGAGGAATCCCATACATCCTCCGAGTGGTCGCCCTTTGGAGTCGATCGTTGGGTTTACGATGTAACTCCGGATGAACATATTCAGTCCATCAATTAGCATTATGTCATGTTTCATTGTGCCTCCTATTAATGAAATCTTTCAACTGTTTGTTGAGATCTTTTTGTTTGTCTAACAGTGTGCCATGTTCTTCTAAAAATTTCCAAGATATTTTTGGATCATTTTGTTTGGTACTATGGTCAACAGATTTATCAAGCTCTTGTATATCTTCAATAGCAAAGCCGCCTTTTATCAAATGTTCACGCATCAGTTCGTATTTTCTGGTGCCGATCCTGCCGGCATGGCCGTCAATAACCTTGTTTTCTATCTTTGAAAAGAAAGGCTTAAGATCATCCCAAGTACAAATAATGTGATCGGTAAATTGGAAGCCGTCACCTTTCTTGTTAAATTTGGAAAAGATAAATACAGAATTCTGTTGCCAATCTTTTATCTTAGCTATACCAAAATCTCTAGCAGTTGAGACTTGATTTTTTCTTGAATCGCATGATTTACATTCAACAAAATGCTTTTGTCCATCTATTACAATCCAACCATCGGGTTTGTATTTGTTTCCTCTGCCGCTTGGATCTGGTGTTAAGCCAAAAATTTGAATTTGTTTATTCTCACGAGAATCATCTTGAGTGGATCTCATTGTTCCTCCTTGCTTTTCATATATATAATATAACATGCCCCAAGACGGTTGTCAAGGGGCATGCGTTATTTTTATGAATTTTATTTGATTTTATTCTTGTTTTTCAAGTTCAATCATCGCTTTAACAATAGCGGCGGCTTCCTTCTTTACCTCACGGAGAACCTTGCGGGCTCTCGTCCCTGCTGCTCGGTTCCCTTTCTGCAAGTTCTTCAGGAGATCCACCTCGATAGATAAAAGTAGCTCCTTTAGATCTTCGTATTGTTTTTGAATTTTTTCTGCGGATTGCATAATAATACTCCTTATAAGTTTCAGGTTTATCTAAATATTTCAGTTCTGCTAATTTTGTCCATTCTATTTCCATGGATTCAATATCCAAAACAGGTATATATTTGGTATGTCCTTCGGTTACTCGATCAAGGAGTCGGTAGGGCATCTCTTCGAATCCATCGAAGCAAACGATTGTCCCCATTGGCCATAGCGTTTTTGCCATAATAACTCCTTATGTAAATAGTTCTTTGATGTTCAATACTCCTTAAACAAAAAACCGCCCCCCGAAGGGAGCGGCCAAAGGAGAAACATAAAATGAAAAATTCATTCACCTATGTCGATATCACTTCCATCGTTCTCATATTTCTCAATGATCTCTTTGTCCATGATGTCATACACCGCAGCACGGAACTCATCGTTCTGTAACTGCTCAATCCACTTGGATGCTTGAAACTTAAATTCTTTTCCATCCGCACCGACAATCGTATACCACGACCCACCTCGCTTCAAACGCTCAGTGCCAGATAATTTAATCGCTTCAAGCCATGACTCTTCGTCCTGAATACCAACATCATCTCCCCACAAGATTTTGAAGGTACAAGTTCGACCGAAAGAGCCAAACCGAGATTTTTCAACTTTAACCTTGGTCTCGGAACCAATTCGAACACCCTTTTCGTTCTCAACAAAGGAAGCCTTTGCTTTTCGCTTTGTAAGCCAAATACGAAGAGAACAGAAGTACTCGATAGCTTTACCACCGGGAGCAATAAACGGAGTCGTCATTGCTTCCGCAACATTAGAAGTAATGTTGGTTTTAAGCTGGTTAATGAGAACCATCGTTGATTGTGAATCCGCGAGCGGAATCGTCAACTTTGGAAATGCCTTAGCAAAGATACGAGGCTTAACGGCCATAGACGATTGTGGATTGAAATCACCTTCGATATCCTTCTCCGAGGCTGTGGCAGCGATTGAGTCCCAGATAAACAAAAACTGAGTGTCAGGATAATTTGTCATTAGGGTCTCGATCTGCTTGAGAGTCTTCTCAACAGAAACTGCCTGAACGTAAAGCAACTCGCCAATATCAACACCTGCTCTTGTGAGAAATTCAGGGTCAATTGCCGACTCAGCATCAAAGTATACAACTTGCATACCTTTCTTCTGAGCATTGGCAGCAATTTGAGTTGCCATGAAAGATTTACCAGATGCCGAGAGGCCAGCAATCTCAGTAACCTTTCCGACGGGAATACCCGCCATTTTGCCTTTGCAGATAATTGAATCCAGCCAACGAGAACCGGTTGGGATCCAGTCCTTTACTGCTGTTGGATTATCTTCTTCGAGACTATGGGCTACGTTCAAACCCGTGGTCTTGTTTAGAAGAGACTTCATTGAATTCAAATCTAATTTACCTGCTTTTGCCATTTTTAATACTCTTCCCATACGGGGCCTCCATAAAAATAAAGGCACCTCTTACCCCGTGCCTTCCTGCGGGAGACGATTATCTAACTTCGTCTAGAGCCACCAGACGGGTTGTTGCTTCTGTTCCCGCCAGATGGATTTCCTGTTCTTGACGGCCATCCGCCACTATTGCCCTGTCCCCGACTTGAATTGCCGGAATTATTGTTGCTTTGTGATTTTCCCATATTTACCTCCTATGGTTATTGGGTGTGGGGCGGATTTATCCCTCCGCCCAAGGGAATCAAATTAAGCTGCTGCTTTTTCTCTCATGGATTCTATAGTAGAGACCAAGCGGTCATAATTATTGCCAAAAGAGCCACAAATTTTATCTCTAAATAAAGAGAATCTAGCAGGATCTAAAACAGTGTTGGTATAACTGTGAAAGTAGTTAGATTTACTTTCCATAGTGCCGTTTTCTTCATCTTCAACAAATTGTTTGTTTGACTCTGAGTCTAATTTTGTCACAATTTGCTGAACGAAAGAAAAAAGCTCTTCATCGTTAATAGAATGCTCTTTTATCGCATTATTAAGAGACCAATGCACAATCAAATATGCAAACAAAAAGCGTGTTTTAATTTTTGAATTATGGTGATTTTTGTGAGCACGCGCAACAGTTCTCAAAGAAGTAAAGAAATTATTACTGATATAGCTCAGTGAATCAGTATTGTAATAATCATCATTCCCAACTCCATCTTTATAAAACTTGGTTAGACTAGAGCAGCTTGTGTCTGGGTTACTTTCATTTGTCATTTCAGTAACCATCTTGGCTATTCTACTAATTACTACACAATCATCCATTCTACCTCTACTGGCGCCTGATATTTGCTTGAACACATCTTCAAATTTATTTGATTGTTCTCGGGTCCAATGAGCAATATAAGAATTAATAGCATTTCTTTTTTCTTGCTCATTTAATGGCTGGCCGTCATTGATATCAATAAAGATTTCGGCCAAATCAACACCACGTTCTTCTACGATTCGCACTGGAATCTTGCATTTTAAGAGAAACCTTCTTTGCAGCGCTTGAGGCAATTTGTTAAACTGCGTGTTGTTAAATATCTCACCGTTTATCTTGCCAGTAAATCCAAACTCATTGTTGATGAATTTAGCAATAGTACAGCTTCGATGCTGACCATCCAAGCAAGCAAATTTAACAGTTTGTGGCTGGTCATCCAAATTTCTTTCTTTGTCAGCAATAGGAGCAAGAATAATAGGAGTATATACTCGTCCTTTGAAAATATTGGAAATATATTTGCACTTTTGAGGGCTAGACCATGCACCAAAGCGCCTTTGGTATCTTGGACTGCAATATTGTCTCTGTGTTCTTTGTCCGGGTTGTAAGTTTTGACACGTTATTTCGTTGTAAATCGAAATGTTTATCTCGGACGGACAAAAGTCCTCAATAAATTGTGTAATTGTCATATTATTATCATTCATAATTTCTTCTCCATAGTTGAATATCTAAAAATAAAATTACATCATTATTTTCAAATAAGTTGAATGAAAGACATCTGTAACCCCATGCCTTCCCTGCGGGGAGCAACTAGCTCACTGGACTTGTTTATTTACCCTGAAGTCGTTGCATAGCTTCTAGGACAGCATCACCGCCTGAGTTATACTTTTCAACTCCAGCACTATCATCATCGGAGGCACTCGTACTGCCAGCTAGATAGTCGCTCAGAATAACCTCCAACTCTTGAGTTGTCTTCTCGTCGAATAGAGTCGAGAAGTCAGGAACAGATTCAAGAAGAGTAGCGCAGTCTGCAACCGCATCGTCACACAATACGGAGGGACGACGACGTGGCTTAAGAGTTGTCTTTGGAAATGAGCCGGGAGTTCCGGGAACATCGTAATTCAAGACAATATCGGTGCCTGCTTCTGGGTCTGTAATATCGCCGTAGTCAGGATCGAGAACGTATCCAAGCAGAGTCTGATAAGCAGTCTTACCATAAGCCCATACTTTTACGCCTTCGTCTTCTTGACCTCGGACCAAGATTGGAGAGTAGTAACGATTGCGTGCAAAAAGCTGTTTAGCTTCTTTCTTCGCTACTTCATCATTGTTGTCAACGCCTTCACGCCACAACTTGGAAGCAAAGTCACAAATTGGACATTCGCCGCCATGATTCTTTTTGGGACAAAGAAGTCCCGGGTTTTTACCAACATTGTAGTGGAAAAAGTATTCCTTGAACGGATCGCCATCCGCAGTTGGTAGAATTCGTACAGTTTGGTCGCCTTGTTGAGGACGCCATTTTGTGTTGCTTGATTTCTTCTTACCTCCATTTTTAGATTGTTCGAGTTTTGCTCGCATTGCTTCTAGATCAATAGCCATGATTTTATCTCCTTATTAGTTAATCATTGTGGGGATCTACCCTAACGCTAAGAGTTAAATCTCACTCTCAACTTATATATTATAGCATATTTTGACGTGTTTGTCAAGTATTTTTTTAAAAAAACAGGGGGGATTTTCACGAGATCCCCCGAACTCGCATTACCAGTTAGAGGCTACTGGAAATTAACAGATCGTTCCTGAGAACGTACTTCGCCTTGAACAGTGTTCCAATTAAAAGCACGGAATCCCATTCGCTCAACGTCAAAGACAAGTTCATATCCTTCACGCATTTGACGCTTTGGTTTGCGCTCAAATTCAGCAAATAGATCAGTTGGAAGATCTTGGGTTCGTACAAATTCCATTGTACGTTGGGTACCATCTTGCTTGGTATAGGTACCAGTGTAGACTACAAAATTATTCATTATACCTCCTGAATGTGATGAGTGTAGTGGACTCCGTATGCGTATGATTGATCATACGGAGATTCGTAAACTGTAAATGAAGAGATGATATCCTCATCAAGCTTACTTTTTATCTCAGAGATTAAATTTGAGTTATTCTCAATTTCGCTCTTTTTGATATTATTAATATAACACGTTTCGGTTATATTGTCAAGTGGAAAAAATAACTTTTTTTCACTTTTATTGATCTCGGAAAATGAGAAAGTTCTTATCCGAGATATTGTCTTTGGTTCATGCAATTGTCCGAAGACAGGGTCTGTATGAGTAAAGACATTCATTGAATGCACGCAGTTAAATAGCAACTCGTTCATCTTTGAATAATAAGATGCTAACGGGGCTTCTCCAACAATATCCTGAAGACAATCATTAGAAACAAGATAGATACATTCAACTAATCCAGACCTAGCGTATTGTTGTAGAACTCCAGCGCCAACTCTATTCCTTTTTATAGCGACGTCTGGTAATATTGATGTATCAGGAACAATATAGACAATGTTTATTTTGTTTTCTTTGATTTGCTCAAGTAATCGTAGAGTCGCCCCAGCAATCTTTCCTGCACCGCAAACAAAAAACCAGATAGTTTCGTTTTTAATCTTTTTAAGTTCTCTTTTGTTGGGGAACTT